TCACTCTGGCGGGTCTACTAGCATTGACATTACAAAGGTGGGGATTGATAAGGCTCATGGTATTGACGAGCTAGTAAAACGCTGCCACTTACTGCCTGATGATGTTCTCTTTGTCGGTGATCGGCTGGAGCCTGGCGGTAATGACTATGCAGTTGTGCGAACTGGCGTAAACTGCTATCCTGTAGATAGTCCAGAGGATACTCTGCAGATCATAAAAGATTTGCTAAAAGCGGTATAAACTGTGCTAATATAGAAATACACAATTCCATAGTGACAAACAAGGGGATGACTGGTTTCGACAGTGATCTTGATGTTGGTGAAGCAAGCCGAGATGGCGGAGTCTCGTAAAACCGCTAAATAAAATAAATGCTGAATCTTGTTCTGCATTCGCTCTAGCCGCGTAATCTTAGGATTCGCCGTTAGGCCCCTGACAAAGCAGTAGTTCTAGCTGGGCAGTCAGGTTCTAAATAAGTAGGACAACTTGTAGTACGTCGATGCTGTGGACGTTAAACCCCAGCACCACAGGATGTGGCAGTTCGGTCCTGGAAATATAAATTGCCTAAGCTTGTAGAAGAACGATTGAACGGTTATTGGACCGGGGTTCGATTCCCCGCATTTCCACGGATTTGATTTGACACGACGGGAGAGGTCGTGTTAGATTGATCTTCTGGCCTGGACCATGCAGCAGACGCATGACCCATCGCAACCCCCAAGCAATACCAATGCACGCGAAGACCGATGCCTATAAGGCGGGAGCTAGTACCGAGACGTGAGCCTGGGTGAGCATCGGATTTGAGACTCGCGACTCAATTCAGGTCTTATACGAGAAAGAATAGCAATACATAGGTTGGCTACTAACCCGCGAGTCGATAAGTAGCAAGCAAGATAAACACCTGCACCTCTGTTCGTAAGTTCATGTGCAGGTTCTCTTGACCACTAGCTCAACGGCAGAGCGTATCCCTGTTAAGGATTTGGTTCTTGGTTCGAAGTGGCCACTGATGCTGTGACAAAGGCTGGGTTGGACCTAGTGACCTTTATTACATTAGACCCGTCACTTTGGTGGCGGGTTTTTTGTTTCTAGGGGTTTCGGAAAATAGTCTTATACAAACTTAGGATATAAAGTTAAGTGATATACTTAATATATGAGCTCTGTTTATGTTCTAGTTTCCAGTGGAGAAATCACTAGTATCCGCTATGTTGGAATTAGCCGATACAACGATCCGTCGGTTCGACTGGCATCGCATTTAGAAAATTCACTAAATAAAAACCACGTTGGATATGATTGGCCTATCTATCGATGGATACGTAAACATCAGTCAAATGGTTACATAATCAACTGTATTACTTTGGCTCATGGTATTTCCTGGGAAGATTGTTGCTCCATGGAAGTACAAAAAATTAAAGAGTTTCGTGATCAGGGTCATGATTTGCTAAATATGACTAGTGGTGGGGAGGGTACTCTTGGATTCCTGCATAGCGAAGAATCTAAATCTAAGATGAAAGATGCTGCCAAAACTAGGCATAAGTTATTGAGAGCTAGGGGGCTAGTCTGGGGAAAAGATATTGGTCCTCAGGATAAAACTCCTGAAGAACTTAAGCAAAAGATATTAGGTCTTAGAGCATCTGGATTAAGTTATGGGGCTATAGCTAATTATCTAAATGACTCTAATATACCTACGCAGCAAGGCAAAACCTGGTATGCAAGCACAGTAAAAAACATCTGTGATAGATTTTAAAAAAACTAAGTCATATAAAGCTGTGGTTAAATTTATATAAGAAGTGGTACCATATAAACAGAGAAAACGTAACTTTATACAAAAGGAGAGGTAATGCGTGTTGTTCTAAACAAATATGAGATGCTTATGGCTTCTCAGGTCGGTCTTCAGCGTCAGGTTGATGCGAAGATCGGCGGAGCTATGGACGGCCACGGGCTGGTCGGACCTGGCTGGAACGAAAACATGGAAGGCTCTGCTGCAGAACTGGCAGTTGCTAAAGCATTGGACATTCACTGGGGTGGAGGGATGGACGGGTTCAAGACACCAGACCTTGGTAAGAACCTACAGATCCGCTCGACCATCAGCCACAACTACAGCCTTATCGTTCGACCTGTCGATCCATCCGAAGACTTCTACATCTTGGTGACGGGGACTGCCCCCGACTACTGGGTGCGAGGCTACATTCTCGGAGCCGCTGCCAAGAACGACCGCTGGTCGCGAGACCCGAATGATCGACCCGATGCGTTCTTCGTACCAGCGGAAGCCCTACTTCCAATCGAAGACCTAAAAGAATCTATCAAGAATGCGAAATAATGGACGCCCCTAACCCTGGTAAAGCCCTACTGTATGCCCGAGTCTCGACGCAACTTCAAGTAAATGATGGAGTTTCGTTGGATGTTCAGGAGCGAACCCTAATTACCGCCGCCGAGTTCCATGGGTTCATCGATTGGGAAGTAATTAGGGAGGAGGGTCGCTCGGGGAAGAGCATCAAGGGTCGACCAGTATTAACAGACGCCCTTACTAGATTAGAGTCCGGCGAAGCAAACGCCCTTATTGTTACACGAATCGACCGACTTGCTAGGTCAACTACTGACTTCTTGGACATTGTGGACCGAGCAAACAAAAGAGGTTGGCGTCTGATCATGCTGGACCTAAATCTGGACACTTCGACCTACCAAGGACGCTTCGTTGTGACTGTAATGAGTGCTTTGGCCGAAATGGAGCGTGGAATTATCGCCGCGAGACAAAAAGACGTCCACAAGGACCGTAGAGACCGTGGCATAGTTTGGGGGGTAGATATGGGGCCGAAAAATCGCACTTTACCCGAAATCAAGGAAAGAATCGTGGCTGAGAGGGCCGCTGGGAAGAGTTTTGGCAAGATAGCCGACGGATTAAATGCAGATGGTATACCTACACAGAACAATAGAAAGTGGTATGCTTCGACCGTAAAGAATATAGTAGACGCCCTTATTGAAGGAGAAGCCGATGGCAAGACGGAAATCTAAGTTTCCTGAGGGTCCGAAGCCAAATGATGGCTGGACTGTTGTAACCGAGATGCAAATCAATGGGCGACATGTGACTAAGGGGACAGAACTTAAGATCAGCAAGGAGCGAGGACGCTTTCGCTTCGTAAAGCACGTCACTACTGAAAATGGTACTGAGTGGGTAGATGTGTGGGGTGGGCCAAAGGGGATGCCTTGCCTTCGTAGCTTTCGACTAGATCGAGTGAAGCGAGTTCACTACAAGAACCAAACGGATGAGAATCTGGCACTAGAGTACAAACAGAAGCAGAAAGATAAGAAAGAGGAAGAACAGTAATGGACGACAACGAAGAAACTACATTTGAGAACAAGTGTGGAATCCTGGCGGAGCTTTGGATTTCTGAACGCGATGACGTGAACCTGAAGGACCTGTTTGACTACGGAGACCTGGGATTCCCTCTTGCCTACTGCATTGTCAACGGCATTGTGGAAGAGACCGACAAAGCCCGCAGTTTTGTAGAAGAGACCTTTGACCTACTAATCTCCAGCTACGGTCTGGAAGACGAAGGCTTCGAGGACTATGAGGACATCATATTCGCTACCGGAATTGAGATGGACGAAGATGAAGACGAAGAAGAGGAAGACGGGGATGAAGAGACCGCAAAATAATAAACGCGGCTATCCCTGTAGAAAACATCGAATCAGGTTTCTAGGGAGCTACTGCCCGAAGTGTTACAAAGAACGCCGCGATAAGGAACGACATGGCTAAGAAGATTGTTTTGGTAACGGGTGGGTTTGATCCTGTCCACTCTGGACACGTTGCCTATATCCGTGCTGCACGAAAGTTAGGAGACGCCCTTATTGTAGGAGTAAACTCCGACTCATGGTTGGTACGCAAAAAGGGAGAGCCGTTTATGCCACTGGACGAGCGTGGGGCAATTGTGGAGGAGTTCAAATCTGTAGACGCCGTTATTGTATTTGATGATGGGGACGGAACTGCAATAGACGCCATTAATCAGGTATTGGAAGCGTATCCAGAGGATGAAATTATCTTTGCAAATGGTGGGGACAGAACACTTGACAATATCCCGGAGATGGTGGTAGAGTCAGAAAGACTTCACTTCGTCTTTGGCGTAGGTGGGGAAGATAAGAAGAACAGCTCTAGCTGGATTCTTAAGGACTACAAGGAAAGAGTGACGAATGACAAAAAAGATAGAGAAGACCGCTGAGCAAAAGCTAGTGGCAATCAAGCGTTTTCTTAATCGCGAAATCAAGTACCGCAAGGGTATCCTTGACGATGAATTCTTGCAGAGCAATATGCAGGAAATGGAGCTGAGCTACTATGCTCTACAGCTTTCGGTATACGAGAAAGTCCTAAAGGAGTTGAACAAATAATGCGTGACTTTAAGAACCCCTACTATGACGGACCAGACTGCGTGTGTTGTAAGAAGACCGCTGAGGCTGAACGCGAACGCATCATAAAACTACTTGAAGAAAACGCTAAAGACATTTCTGATGCATATGCTTCTGGTCTGTTTCTTGTAGCAACTAAATCTCTAATCGCTCTTATCAAGGAAGATAGCAATGGCACTAAGTAGTGAGTGCGAAGTGCACGAGTGGTTCTGGGACCCTACTGACGACATGGGTTGCCCTGTATGTCATGGAATCCAGACTGAGCGTGAGCGTGGGTTGTCTATTCTAGAACGCAAGCAATCTGAAATGATAGACGCCCCTAACGGAGTACTATCAATCAACGACCTGAATGACCTGATTGACGAAATTGCTTTCTCGGACAGGGTGGAGTTTGATGGTAAAAAAGAATGAAGTAGCGGAACGTCCTGTAAACGAAAAGCGTTTCTGCAAGAAGTGTGAGTACTACTACTCAGAGTTCTTTACTTGCCCTATCTGTTATGGAGAGAAGCGAGCTGAGGAACGCATTATCAAACTGCTAGAAGATAACTGGGTTGAGCCTATGGACTGGCTATCGGTTATCGCTCTTATCAAGGGAGAGACCAAGTAAGTGAATGACGGACAGCGAGAAGGAGCACTACGCCTAGCCTTAGGGTTGGCGTTCCTTGGGCTGGGGTTTGTACTTTTGTATGGGTGGCAACCAGGTTCCGTCTTCTTACTATTCCTCTCGGTAATGTTTGTCCTTGTCGCGAGGACTCCTGACGGAGACGACGAAGAATGAGCTACGCGAGATTTGATGACTACAGTGATGTCTACATGTATCACCACTACATGGGATTCATCGAGTGCTGTGGTTGTTGGATCTCAGACAAGATTCCAGACGGGTACGAGGATGTACCTGCATCTCGCTTGGAAACACCGCGTCGTGCCATCCGACACTTGATGGAGCACATAAGCAGAGGCTATAAGGTTTCCGAAATAACCTTTGAAAGAATCTACGGGGAGTACGCGGATTGCATGGACGAGCCACTAGAGTCGTTTGTTAAAACTGAGGAGCAAGAAGCTCGTCAGAAGAGACGTCTTGACAAGCTACGTGCTGCTTGGAGAGCACAGATGGACGCAGACGAGAGTTGACTTTTAGCACCGATTCCTGGAGAATGGTAGTAGTGCCAATTAAAGGAATCCAGTGCTCGATTACTCGCAAGCAAGCTGCTTAGATGCAGACCCAGACATGTTCTTCTCCAATGATGATTATATCTATGACAAGAAAATTGTTGCTCAGGCGAAACTAATCTGTCGGGGATGCCCTATTGTGAGTGCTTGTTTAGCCGAGGCCATGGAGGGCAAATACCAAGGCATCTGGGGTGGACTAACTGAAGCGGACCGAACTCGACGAGCAAACGGAACGGACCATCTGTCTCTTACTGCTGCAGAGTTGGCCGCGAGACGCGAGAACAACGCAAAGCGAACTGCATACGCCAGTGCAAAGATTGAGCCTTATCTGAAGAAGGCATTGGTTATTTTTGCAGACACCATGCCAAAAGAAACTGTAGAGATTATTAAAGCTAGACTTGCCAATCCAGATGTATCTCTAGGGCAGCTAGGCAACTATACTTCCATTAAGCTATCTAAAGATCGAATCTCTGGACGTCTTCGTAGAGCCGTTGATGATGTAAAGAAGTTCGAAAAGAAACAGAAAGAAGAAGCAGATGCAAAATGAAGTAGACGCCGCTATTGATTCTGTCGGAGAACGAATCGAACTGGTTGGAATTGCTCTAGCCGTTTATCGAGAAAAACTTGATGAACTTGATAGAAAGCTTAGTGATCTAGAAAAGATCTGCTAGGATAAATCTTGAACCAGGCGTCTTATTGTTGGTCTTTATAACGCCTTGCCGGAACGGTTCCGGACATGCCAGTCAGGGTTCGCTGGCAATTGCCCCTGTAACTCAGTTGGTAGAGTGCGATACTTGTAATATCGAAGTCGCAGGTTCGAATCCTGTCGGGGGCTCCAAACGTGGTAAAATTGAGTATGAAAGAACCGCACTCTCCCGCGGGGCTAGAAGACATCGACTCTGAATTAGAGAGCATAGAAGCCTACGCCGTGGACCAC